CGGGTCTAAACCCCTCTTTTCCGCTATGCGTCTAGCTAAGTTTCTTAGTTCTTGCGACATGATCCTCGCTCCTTTTTTTGTAGTATAGTACATTTTCAAATGAAAATATAGTTGAAATTTTTTTCGGGGCCTAGGGAACCTACTAATGAAATTATTTGCAAATGAATTTATGAAACCAACTATATATAGCTACGTGTACAATGTTGCCCGGTCAAAATATGGGTGACCCCCCAAAACAATGTAAACAATATTCAGAACCATGGCTCATAGTAACCCCTAAGTAAAAAATAAAAAGTAAATAAAAAGTAAAATAATTGCATTTCAGTTGTTGACAATTTGAAAAAAGATAATTAAAATAAATATATTATTTTAACATAACAAAGAAAGATTACATTATGATAAATACAAAAAGAGTAAATAAATACTTTCAAAATTTTGATATAGATTTAGAGCAAGCAAAAGAGCAGCACAAGCTTTTAAAAGAGTTAATTAAAAATTTACAAAAAACAGAAAAAGCTTTTAAAGATAATATGATTGCAAAAGGTTTTGCGACTGTAACAACACAACACGTTGACGGGTACACTGTAAAACCTTTTACTAAAAAGATATTTACATTTAAATAAATAATTCACTTGTACCTTGATTGTATTTTTGTTACAATCAAGGTACTTTAATTTTAATATAACAAAGAAAGAGTACATTATGAATAATTTATCTTTTGATATTTTTTTACCTCCGAATAAAAACGGGGACGAAATTATAATATATGTCACTGAAAATTACGAGGGCCACCGGTGGCATCTTTCACACTTCCGGAACCAGGAATTTCTAGAATCGGTAGGTGTGGATAACTGGTTAGGAATCGAAGCACATTTAAGAGAGTTGCAAAAAGAATATGCTTAATTTTCTAGGGTACTTAATTTCATTTTGTGGAATGGCTCTTGTATATATAGGAGCCGTTGCAAGCGATAGTGACATATCATTATCCATAGTTATTCCTATGGGTATTGTTGGATTAATTGTTTTTGTTTTTGGAATATTAATAGCTAGGAGGTATGAATAATGACTAAGAGTTTTTTTCAAGAATGTATTGAGGGTGTAAAAATACCTGAAACCTGGGTAAATTGTAGTTATGGCAATGATGCTTGCCCTAGCTTTTATGTTAATGGTTATCAGATATTTATTGATCATAAAGACCCAAAACAAAGAGAAGTTGGTGAAAACTCTTTAAGGTTTCATATATTCTTAGAGGCAGAATATGGTGCTGGAGGCTGGAGTTTTTCCTCTGATGATCTAGAGGAAATTATAAAAGAAACAAATATATCAATATTTAATAGACCTATGGAATACGAAAAAGAGGAGTATGAAAAACAATTAAAGATGTGGGAAAAATCGCAAGATACTATTGAGAAGTCCGCAGCTAGAAATATGATATAAAGATATAAGGACGCAAGGTCGCAAAGATCCGGACCAGGTCGCAAAGAACAAGCAAGGCCGCAAAGATCCGGACCAGATCGTAAGCTTACAAATAGCAGCAGCAAATATAATAATAATTACTTGCAAGTAAACAATAAATAAATTATAATAAATTTACGTTTTAATATTACAAGGATATAAAAATGAATTCAGGAATTATATATAAAGGACCTAGTGTCATAGACGGCCAGCCAATTGTAGCAATTGCGATGTTTTCAAAAGCAAATACAAAAACTGGACCGGTGGTTCAGACTTATATTTTAGTTGACGGAATACCACCACTTGAAGCAAGCAAAACTGGTGCAGATGTTTCTATATGTGGGAATTGTATTATGAGAGGCGACACAACAACAGACCCGAAACGCAAGCAAGCAAAGAACAGACGCTGCTATGTCAACCTTGGTCAAGGTCCGACGATTGTTTATAAATCATATATGAAGGGTAATTATAAACCAGCTAATCCAGTGGACCTTGGACGTAATCGCTTTGTAAGAGTTGGGACCTATGGTGATCCTGGTGCTGTGCCCGGTAAAATATGGGACGAATTATTATCAGAGGCCACCACCTGGACAGCATACACACACAGAAAAAACTGGCGGCCTGACATAGCTATGCAATCGGCCGATAATTACACACAAGCAAAGATGCAATGGCAGCAAGGTAACAGAACATTCAGAGTTATAGCGGACCTTGGAGAACTAGACAAAAAGAATGAAGCTTTATGTCCAGCATCAAAAGAGGCTGGACGTAGGGTCCAGTGTACAGCTTGTAAATTATGTAAAGGTATCAAGCTTGCAAAATCAATCGCAATAGTGGAGCATTAAAAATGAAAATCTTAATTAAAAATCAAAAAGTTTTGGATGCTTTAGTTGATGAACTAGAGGGTAAATTAGAGATAATGAAAGACGATATGCCAGATTCGCCAGATACAGAGGACCTTGCAGCTTTTGTTATACCAGATATCCAAGCATTAAAAACACCAATAGTTTACAATACTAATGACATGCCAAACTTAATGGGTGACTATGTAGAAGCTGCATGGGAAAACTTACAAGACAGAGTTTATTGTAATTTTCGTGATGATGGCCGAGAGTATTGTGATGGGCACATAAAACCCGAAGACCTACCGGACGCATTTTAATAAAAGGAGTAAAGAATGAAAAAATTAACTGAAAAGGAAATAATACTTATATTAAATAATAAGCTTATTAAAACACTTAAGAAAGAGTATAGAAAACAAGTATACGAGTTTGCATTCGGTAAAGAATTTATGAGTTTACATGATAAAGAAAAAGGTAAATTAAAAGAATATACTCGAACCCCGGTTATTTAACCGGGTTTTTCTTTTTATAATGAGCCAGTACAATAGGTCGCAAAGACGCAAAGAAAGACGCAAAGTCGCAAGATCGCAAGGTATAAAAAGGCGCAAGGTCGCAAAGTCCTTGGTCCAAGAGCCTCGAACCTTGATCCCCTCGAAATAAAAATAAGTCACTCCAAAAGAGGTGCTTGACCAAGAAGAAATTTAAGCCACCATTTACAGAATACTTATAATTCCAAGCAATTTGTTGAGGTGAGATTTTTACGGTATTGTTTTTTGTTGTTTTTAATTCTATCCAAAATGGCAATCCATCCCAAAGTAAATGAACATCTGGAATACCACCACCTACTCTATTCTCTATCCTTGTTGCTATCATGTTCGAGGGCAAGTGACTCCTCATTTGTTTCCACAGATTGCTCTCCATTCCTCGGCTCATTTGTTACATCCTTATATGTTGCATCCACAACAAATGCTTGTGGATATTTTTTCTGCAAGTCTGATAATCTTGCAACGATTTCATCTCTC